TCCCGTCAGCCTTGGTAATCAGGTAGCGATTACGGCCGTTGGACGCGTGCGGGCCGGACAACACCTCAGCGGGCATGGTCATGCCCCGGTACTTGACCTTGTCACCAGTCTTGAAAGCAGCCACGTTTTCTCTCCTCGGGTCGCGTTCGGGCGTAAAGATGAAAGTCATTGGGGTCTCTCCTCCCTACTGCCTCAAGCCCGGAACCCCCGCGCAGTGCGGAAGTCCCGGGCAATTGGCAGTGCGCTAGCTGTATTCAGGGTCACCGATCGGCTCGTCATCCATGCGGAAACGAACACGGCGCTCATGCTGGACGGCTGGACGTGCATCCGGGGGAAACTCCCACAGGGGACGCCTGATCTCATCATCAGACGCACCCCGCAGGAGACCCGACCACTGGGAACGGGTCGGCATGGCTTTACCGCTCCTCGCCAATCGCGTCGTTGTACGAACCGAGCACCGTGATTACGGGCTTGCGGTAACTGACGTCAATGCCAGCCTTGTTGGTGTACTGGACGTGCTCAAGTTCGAGTCGGCAAAGAGCCTCACCCTCGACCTGGTCTAGCGCATCCTTCACTTCGTGGATCACCTCAGCGAGAGACCACGCCGTAGCGATGAGCTTCCCGGCACCCAGCTCATAACCGGCACCAGCGAGACGGAACGTGACGTTGATCGAGGGAGACGGACCCTTGGGCGGACGCCGCTTAGCAAGGTCCTTACGCTCGGCCATGGTGCGCGGGCATCCACACGGCTCACCCCGGTCATCAGGCAGAAGCGAGAACTCACCATCGCACTCATGCGCAGGGCCACCAATGCCCCACAGAATGAGCTTGTCCTCGATGGCCTTGCTGCCGTTGATGACGATCTCAACAGCGGGAGACTCGGTCATGACGTGCAGGTGCATTGCCTTGGTCGGGTCGTACTCCTCGGCGACACCACCAAGCAGCTCCGATATGCCCTGCGCCACCGTCGGATCGTCAGTCAGGACACGCCAGTTGGGGAGGCTGACCGGGTCCATGCGGCGCGTGTCAGGGTTGCGCACCTGCATGCCGGACCGGAACTGAAACACGGGGCGCTCATACTCGCGCTTAGCCTCGCGCTTCTTCGGCTTAGCGTCAGGGTCAGTGTCAAAGATGCGCAGGGCCACGGGTGTACCGCCGTTTCTTGGGAGTCTGTGAACGTGGAACGGGGAGGCGAGGGGCACTAGGCCAGCCTCGCTCTCCCCCCTCGATGTGGTGCTAGCGACTCGAACGCAGTTACTCAGCGGTGCATAAGGCAGCGCGCGGGAACGTCCTTGACCGACGTGTACTTGAACGTGTCACACGGGGCGCTGACGCGAGCCCAGAAGTGCCCAGCGAGAAGGAGCACCGTTACGACGATCAGTAGGACCCAGGGCCAGTCTTTACGCACGTCGCTGCGTCCCCGTGATCAGCGCGCCATCGGTCGACCAGATGGGATCACCCAGGACCGTCTTAGACGTCTTGTTGACCCACTCGAACGTACGGCGCAGGTACAGGAAGTGGTCATAGACGTCCTGGTCGATACGCACGGGCTTGAACGCAGCCTGCGTATCAGTGATGTGCAGGACCACAGCGCCATCAAACTCGGGCATGGGCTCCTCGCTGCCATCCGGGGCAACGATCTTGTCAGCGTGCGCGTATGCAGCCATCTGAAGGGCCACGTCAGGGTAGGTGGCCTTGCTCGTCTTCCAGTCAGCCATCACCAGCGCGGTTTCACCCAGCGGGTCAGGCTTCCCGTTCTCGTCGAGCTTCAGGCGCAGGATGCCGTCAAAGCTTCCCGCGTACTCATGCGTGTCAGACCAGGCGACATCCTCAGCGCGCACAAGTTCAGGCTGTACGGCGTCGAGGAACTCCCCGAAATGCCGCTGGTACGGAACCATGTCAGGGTGAACGCGCCCGACACGCTCACCACGGATGAGACGCTCAAACAGGTCATGCGCCTCGCTGCCAACTCGGGCGCGAGTCTTGGTGTACCGGGTCGCTGCACCCTTGAGGTACTGCACGGCGCCGTCCCGGTCACGCTCGGCCATCTGCTGTATGAAGTCCAGCGAGTCAACGGCCAGTTCGGCAACCATCTTGGCTTGCCAGTACGCGAGGAACGGCTTAGGCAGCATGCCAACCACGCTGGTCACACCGGGGTATTTGATATCGGGGAACGCTTCGTTGAAGTAGAAGCGACTTCCGGAACGCTGGACAGTACGGACGGCCACGCTGGCCCCTTTCGTAGGTGGTTACGAAGTAGGGCTAGCGACTCGAACGCAGGAGTGTAGAAGTGCAGTTTTGAGGTCTGGTTTCGGTTTCCCTTAGGGACTCCTTAGAGATATGTGATTTGGGGGTCAAAACTACACTTCTACATTCTTGCAGGTCAGAGGCTTGTACTCATCCGCTGTAGCGCCGTAGGCGTGTAGAAGCGCTACGCGCCTGTCTGAGGGCATGCGAAAGCCCCACCGGTCCACGGGGGTCCGATGGGGCTGGAAGGCTGCGAGAGGGCCGCTCAGCGGTTCTGAGAGCGCAGCGCACGGACCAGCGATAGCCAGCCTTGACGCGAGTACGCCTCAACCACGATGGGCAGATGCCGCGCGCAGCAGAACGAGACATCCGCAGGGCTCTCAGTCTGCGGCTGCACTACGAACGAGACAGGCCCAGGTTCCGGCGCGTGCTCGTCGGCGCATCCCTTGCAGTTCTGATGTTCGTCACTCATGGTCTCTCCCAACGGGAATGGGGCCCCAGGCATGTTGCCCAGGGCCCCCCACTTGGTGTGTCTTACAGGGTGGCAGTGATCATGGCCTTGACTGCCGCGTAAAGCTCCTCAAGCTCAGCGCGCACGGCTTCTTTGGTCTCGTCGCTGGCGTGCTCAAAGTCCTCGGGCTTGGCCTTGACTACGTCCCGCTTGAGCTTCTGGACGAATGAGCGCACGCGGACATCCGGCGACTCAGCCTCAGTGGTCTCCTCGGTCTCCTCGGTCTCCTCGGTCTCCTCGGGCGTGCCCGCTCCCCCGGACGTCAGAGCCTTTTTCGCGTGGTACAGCTCGCGCTGAAGCTCACCGTGCCCCTTGAGCTGCGTACCGTACGTGTCAGCGATGAACTCCGAGACGCTGACATCCTCGGGCTTGGCCTCAAGTGCCTTGGCGTAGCGCTTCTGCTCTTCAGTGTCACTGTCCAGCGACCGGAGGTACTGCGCCCGGACGTCAGAGCGCTGGTGCTGCACGGCACGCTGAAGCTTCTTCAGAGCCTCCTCTGTGTCGTAGTCCTGCTCGAACCCCTCCCCTGCCTTGGCGTACAGCGCGCGAGCCGCTTCCTTGGCTGCATGCGAGGTGCCGAGGATGTCAGGGTTGTTGTCCTTGTTGGGGATACGGCGCCACATGTCCAGCATGATCGAGGCAACGTCCTTGGCAAGGTCACTGGTCTTCAGGTGAAGGTTCACACCCTCGGCCACCCGAACGGCGCCATCGGCGATCAGTTCCGTGACCCCGTTGTAGATGCTGTAGTCCTTGGGGTCGACCGTGCTGACCTCAGCCTTGGGCTTGGCCTTGGCCTTGGGCTCGGGCTTGGGCTGCGCGGCAGCAGCCTGTCGGAAGTCCTGTCCAGCCTTGGCCTTGTACCCCGCCCACGTCTTACCCTCGGGCGTCTTGCCCCCGCGAGGCAGGGACGAGATGAGGGCCTTGGTCTCCTTGTCCAGTTCCGCGAGCCCCTCAGCGTTCTCAGCCTCAGCGAGCGAACGGGCACGCTCGATGTTGGCGCTGATCTGCTCCATGGTGGTCTGTTCGGGGGTCTGCTCCACCGTCTCAGTGGTCGTGTCGTTGCTCTCAGTCACGGTCTCTCCCTCGTTCTTTTCAATCCAGATCAGGCACTTTTTGCAGGACACCGGGGCGTCAGTGCCCTTGAATCCTGCATCGCCCTGCCATGGGTTACAGGCGGGAGACGAGACCTGGTCACCGGGCGTGTAGTGGACCTTACCGCCGTTCTTGACCACGTTCACTGTCTCGTCCCTCCGCTGTAGTTGACCTTACAGAGAGGACTCTAGCGGGTCCCGAAATCAACTGTCAAACCACATACGAAAGTTCGTAGGTGGAGAACGCAGAAAAGCCCCTGACCTGCGGTTATGTCCGCAAGCCAGGGGCCGAGTGCTACAGGTTGTCAAGGATGGCAGCGTGTAGCTGAGCAACCGTGCCGTTGTTATGGATCGTGACGTCAGCGGCGTACCCATCTAGGGCCGTTTCGCTGGAATGCTGGGCAGCGCTACCGGTCATGGTCTCGGGCCGGACGATCCGCACCAGTTTGAAACCACGGGCGCGCAACATGCGGGCCTCGTTCTCGTACCGGACGTCAGTGACAACAACCGGGATGTTCCACCGTTCCGCGTTGTGGACCTTGCGACCGAGTGCGCTGGTCCAGTAGTCCTCATCGAACTCACGCTGAGTCTGGCCGATGCTCTGAAGCAACCGGCGCACCTCGGGGTACGTGTCCTTTGCGTATTCCCAACCCACGTCAGCGATAAGGGCCGTGAGCCTCACAGTGACCCCGTAGCCCGTGGGGACGTAGGGGTTGATGCTCAGCGCCATCTCTTTCAGCGGATCGGCGAACGCGAGCCGGACGTAAGCGCGGGTGCGTACCAGGTGCAGCGCTGCCGTGTCCTTGCCCGAACGCGCCTTGCCGATTAGCCCGATGTTGTGCAAGAGCCCTCCCAGGTTGGTTCCTGGGAAGGGTCTAGCGACTCGAACGCAGTTACGCGCCGAAATACAGCTCTAGAAACGACTTGACCTCAGCGGTTGGGAAGTCGGGGGCGAATCGCGAGACGAGCGGCAGGGCCACGATGACGGCCGAAGCTATCTTGCGCCGATGGGCGACGGCCCAGTAATACGCCTCGCGTACCTTGGAAGGGTTGTCCGCAGAATGGGTTCCCATATTTCCTCACTCACAGTAATGATCTTGGTCCGAGCCGGCACGGGGTGTACCCGAACAAAATAGGACACACCCGACACCGGCTTATCACTTAGCGCTACTTCAGCGCAGTGAAGATGGTTACGCCTGCACTCGCAACGGCACCCAGCGCAGCAACAGGAACGGAGTACTTCCAGCGCTCAACGCTGCGTATCCGGTCCTCATGGTCGTCTAGCGTCTTGCTGACTTCCTGATTGGACTGAACGAGCGACCGGACGTCATCGCGCAGACCAACAATCTGGTCATAAATCTCGCGCGCAGAGATGGTCACTCCTAGTGGGTCTTGCTCCGACACAACAACCCCCGTTACGCCACGACGTGAAAACCGTGAGCGTTACCCAGCTTGGTCAGCGACACGAAACCGGGAATGCCGTCAGCGTCCGCACCGCTGAACTTGAGCTTCAGTTGCCACTTGCGGTAAGCGGCGATCGTGCTAGTGCCCCAACTCCCGTCGCTGGCATAAGCCTTGGCTAGGTAGCCCTCGGCCCGTAGCGCAGCCTCGACCAGCTTGACCCCAGCGGCGTACGTCTGATGGCCCTGCGGGGCGCTCGGGTCAGTCCTTGCAGCCTTGACCAGGTTGGACAGATCTACCTTGGGCTTGGACGCAGGCGCAGGCGCAGGCTTAGGAGCAACCGGCGCAGCAGCGAACAGAGCCGTCTTGCTGATCGCACCCGGGTCCCAATGATCGTTACCAGGCACGTTGCAATGCCCGTAGTGGCCACCCTTGTTGGTCCACACGTCACGCGAACGACTCGCCGCAGGATCGCCGTACTTGGTCGCAAGGGAACCCATGGGGAAGACGTCCGGCACACCCCAACTGCGGATAGCAGCCATGAGCGCGCGGAAGTTCGGACCAGGCTTCCAGTAGCCAGTGAACGGCGTACCAGCGCGGGCAAGAACCTCGATCTGAATGCAGACCAGGCCCGTGCGGTTCGTGCGCGTAGCACCATCGTTCTTCAGCGCTCGCGCCGACTGGTTAAGCGGACCGTACTGCCCGATCCTGTCCGTGGTCGGGTCGTAAAGAATGTGCGGTTCGTAGGATGCAGTGCTCAGATACCTCCCCACAGCGTCGAACGCAGCGTTACCGGCGCCCGATTCGGTCGTGTGCCAGACCACGCGCGGGGGCTTACCGGGGGTGTCCATCGCCCCGCCGATACTGCCCGAGCCGAGACGCTCAGCGCCCGGAATCCATGCGGTACCCAATGTGTTTGCCTCTCTATGAAAGCGGGCCGAGGCAGCGTGAAGCATGCCCCGACCCACCTACGAATTTTCGTACCTGCTCAGACAGCGTGACGCGAGACGCTAACCGACTGCTTGACGTAGACATTGGTCCAACCGTCAGCCACTAGGCCATCGATGATGGGGCCTAGCCAACCCTCAAAGTCAGCGTCAGTCGGCATAGGTAGCCCGTCATCAACCGCGTTCAGGGTGACGTCAACGTTCGCACCAACGCGTGTTCCCTCGGCGGACGTCCGGGAGCAAGTGATATGTACCGTCGCTGCCCCCGTGTCGCTGTAATTGAAGTCAGGGGTACTAGGGTCGGTCCAAGTTAGTGGCAAGGTTTCACCTTTCAGAGTTACGCGAGTCGCTTGACTTCCATGTACGAGCCAGCGCCCATGCGCGTTATGTCGACGCCGCTCGTCGCCTGCGCCCACTGAAGAGCGAGCGTTCCGGCCGTAGAGCCCGTGGTAACAATGGCGTCTTCAATGGCAAAGCACTGGTTACTGCTGCTGTCTCGGGTGCCGTAGGTCGATGGCGTGCTGTAGAGATGCACACCAAATCGACCCTGACCACCGGACGTAACAGACAGAATCTGCCCCTGGTCAGCACCCAGACATGAGCGGTTGCCGGTTACGCCGCTCGGTACACGCCACTGAGTCTTCAGGCGACATGCGTTCGTTGCGGCGTAGTGCAGGTACATGGTCACGTGGTAAACGGCGTTTGCTAGTAGCGGCGCCACTAGGTCAGCGTCGTCAGCGAGGGTGGTGGTTGACACCCTGTCTTCACTTACCGCCTTCCAATACGTCTGCGGCAACATCATGTTGAGCGCGTCAGCCGTAATGTCCTGCCCCGGATTCCAAACCGGGAAAGTGTCAGTCATGTGTTCCTCTCAGAGCGCCACGACACCAGGGCGGGTAAGCCCGATGTTCTCGCCTGCGCTATGCGACTTGCTTACGGCATTGGTGCTACGCACAACCGTGAAGCGCTGATAGTTGGCAACCGTGAAGTCATCAAACGACACGTTGACGGGAAGCGTGTTCGTGCTGAGGCTGGACAGAATCGAGCGCACGCCGACAGACCCAACGGCAGTGATCGCCGTATCCGTCGCCGTAGCCTGCCACGCTTCAGGCTCGCGAGCCGTAGCCAGCCAAGCCTTAGCGCTGAGGGTCGAGCCAGCCACGCTAAACCGAACCTTGAACTTGGCGCCTACGGCATGCGTACCAGGCACCGTGACCGACGTGAGGTCAGTCTGAGTACCGCCAACACGCTTTTGCAGCACCAGAGTTAGGGTCTGGTCCGTGTTGAACGCGAGCCGCGCAAAGTACATGTTGTTCGCGTCAGTCCAGCGAGCAACCGGCCCGAGGTACTCCGGACCACCCGTAGCGAGCGCACTACTCGACACAGTCACCGTCAGGTCAACGTCAGCGGATGGCGCCGGTAGCAGCGTGTACCGAGAGACGTTGATGGACGTATGCGCGTGAACCCCTGCCCCGCTGGCCACGCTGTAGTTAGCAGCAGTGCCACCGTTCGTGGTCCACGTGTCGCCGTAGTCAGCAACTCCCCAACCGTTAGCCACCGTTCGACCGGTGAACGAGTCAGTGAAGCTCTTCACTGCGGTAACCCGCATGTCCTCCCCACCGGCACTCACGCTGAACGGGAACGAGCGAGGCTTAGGCGCACCACCCAGGACGGGCCGAATGTTCGCACCCTGCACAAGGATTACGTCCGTCGCTGGTGGGGTACCACCGATGGATGCCGCAATGCTCATGCCGTCGATGCCCGCAGGCGCCGTGAACGTGGCTTCAAAGTACTTCCACGTGTTCGCCACCACAGACAGCGTGTTACTGCTAGTGCTGGTGTACGCGTTCCCTGTGTACCAGTTGAGGTTTAGCCCAATCGTGCGGGAAGTAGCGCAGCGCATCCACCCCGAAATGACGTACTGGTTACCCGTGATGGCGGGAACCTTGGTCGTGAACGCGTTCGGGCTAGAGGCCACACCGTTCGGGGTGAACTGGAGAGCCCACCCGCTATAAAGCGGCGAGTCAGGCGCAGGCACACGGGCCATCGTTCCACCAGACGCATTCCACCCGAGCGCATCCGTGTCCAGATACGGGTTAGGGGTTGCGATAGGTGCAGCCTCAACCCATGGCTTACCAGGGGTCACGAGCACATCTACGGCCGTTTCAGTGGGGTCGAGCGCCTCACCTAGCACCGTGGATATTGAATCGACCTTACCCAGCGAGGCGCCGTTAGCTATGCCCGCTTCACGGCCGTCAGTCTCGGCCACATTCCACACGCTGTGGGGCGCACAGTTGTAGTCAATGATCCATTGGGCCAGCGAAAGGGTTTCCTGGTAGCCCTCGACGCGCTGATCAATCAAACCGGGCGGAAGCCACTCGGGCGGATTGGCGATCGTCAGTCGGTCACCAACTTCTAGGTCAGCAGCGTCAGAGATGAGTGCAGCGTTACGCGTCAGGTCAACAGCGACGGACGGGTAACGGGCCTCATCCACAGTGCCCATACGCAGGTACCAGAATGCAGTGTTCACAACCTGGTCATCGGTGAACAGGTTCAGGGTCGTACTGTCGTCGTACGTGCCCACACCTAGCGGGGGGTTCTGTACGGACAACCGGCCCGTTGCCAGCACCGCTTGCGCCGACCCACCGTTCTGCCGCTCAATCGTGCGATCGTTGCGGATTAGCTGGTCGTCGTCGACAGGCTCAATCGGGGTGATCAGGCCACGTGCGTTGAAGTCCAGCGCGAGCCCAACCGGCTGGTTATAGAAGCTCCTACGACCCCGGTAGACAAGCCCGATGTCCTCACGGTTCTCGTACAGGTTTCCACCGTCAGCGTTGGCGGCATCCTGCACGATGTTCAGCACCGTGTCAGACACCTGCGGGCCAACCTGCGCATGGTCGGTAGTACCGTCCGCAATGATCAGCGGTAGGGACTCCTCACCAGACAGACGCAGCATGCGGTCACCAGCGGTCTCACCGGTCCACGCGTCAATGGCGCGCAGGTAGGCGCCGTTAGAGTTCGCGTCCCATGCAGCCCATGCGGATATGTGGCCGATGGCCATTCCGTCAAGCTCAGCCGCAAAGCCACCAGCGGGGGAAGCCACAGCGACCGGACGGCCAACCGTGCCCACATAGTTGCCACTTGCGGCGCCCGAGTCGCCACCAACGTCAGTCCAAATCAGCTGCCAGTCGAGTTGCCCGCTAACCGTGGGGTCGGGCGAAACCTCAAACTGAACCTTGGTCCAGCGCCCCCATAGGTCAGTGCCAATGGCCGTGTCCCAGCGCTGAAGTTCAGTGCCGAACGTGTCACGCGCGATGACTCGGGCAGTGCCCTGTCCCCACTGCAACAGCCACTCACCAACGGTCCCTGTGGAGATAATCCGCATGTGGGTCCATATGGTGGTGTGGATCGTGTCATGGCGGTAAACCCATTGCACGGTCCATGACGTTGGGGCAGTAGCAGGTGCCGGAATCGGGCCGTACATCATCGGCAGTACGCCGCTCTGACTCGCCAACACCGGAAGCGGGTCACTCGACGCAAGGGTATTCGCTGAGGCCCAAGTGGCAAGGTCAAGCTTCAACGGCCCGTTACCAACACCCAGGTTGACAGCGCTGGTAGCGTCCGCGCCCTCTTCCATCGGCCAATAGCTCAGAGGCTTGAACGAGGTAATACGGCGCCTCAGCGTCGAGTTGAGAGCTTTCTTGCCCTGACTCAGTCGGCGCAGAATCCCGGAAGCGACGAGCGGCACATAACCGTCAGTGCCCTCAGCCTCCCAGCGGGTAGGCCACTCAGACACCTCCCCCACAAAGCGCGAGCGCCGGTTAGTAATCGCCGCCCCACCCGTGAAAAAGACCAGGTTGTCAATGTGGGCTGCATCCTCACCGAACGCAGTGCTGTTGTCCTTGACATACCGGAAAGTGACGGTGCTCTTACCGGTCACGTCCACGGTCGTCTGTGACCATGGCGTAGTGCCCTGCGCACGTAGCACCTGCACCCCGTCGACCAGGACAAGCAGCCTGTCACCCTCGAACCCAGAACCAGAGTTCTCAGACGACGTCCAGTACGAAAACTTCAGTTCGGTTGCCATGGGGGGCACCGTGACCACAGCGTCTGAAGTCTGGTTGTTGGTGATCGCCCCCGAGCGCAGGGACCAGGCCCCTGTGTCGTAGTGCGCACCGCTACGGGCCCAAGGCAGGTTCCCGCCGTTGGTGATGGTTACGTTGTAGGTGGCATCTTCAAAATCCTCGGTCACCGTTCCAACCGACCACGCCCGACCAGCGGAGTCAGTAAAGGCCACAGTTCCCTCTGTCTGCGCCTCAAAGTTCGGGGAGGCCACAACGGTGCCATTGATGGCCGAACGCACCTCAGCGCGGTAACAGCGCCCCGTGAAGGGGTACCGCAGGACCGAGATACCAGAGTCAAGTTGCTGAGGCGCCACACTCAGCGGGGCGGAGCTGTTGAAGATCGTCAGCGTCCCGTCAGTGCTGACAGCGGGAACGCCGATCATGCGCCACGGACCGTCAAGCGAATCGGCCCAGTAGAACGTGAAGGTCACGCCACCCGAACCGTTGTCAGCGTCGAACGTGGCCCGTAGGGCAATGCGCTTGGGGAGGTTCTCGGGAATGCCGATCCATGCAGTTCGGCCAACCGTGCCGTCCTGCGTCGTGTGCAGGTACAGCGAGCGGTTCTCAATGCGCATGTGATACGAGCGGTTACCCGCAGCGCCCCACTTGCCGATGAGCATCTGAGCGCCGGACGCGTACCAATCCGCCTCGCCCTCCCACCGGATATCCAGATCACCCGTGATATCCAGCGCGGGAACGTCGGGAGTCGTCGTCAGGTCAGGCTCACCCGACAGATTGTCGAGGAACACCCCACCCTCAAGCACGCTGACCCGTAGCGGAGTGTTGCGGCCGAACTTGCCGTAAAGGTCGCTGCGAGGGTTGCGAGGCGAGTACCGACCCACAACCCCCGTCAGCTTAGAAATGCCGTTGTTCAGGGTCAGTCGACACGACCCAGGGTCAACAGCCGCCCCTTCGTTCGCCTTACCGCGCGTGATCGTGACCGGGTCTCGGTCATACACGTCAGCGGATATGTCCTGCCACATGCCATCTATTTCTAGCTCTGTGACAATCTTCAGCGGATCGTCGGGGAAACCCATCAGTACCTCCTATCGCGCGGCCATCGGAGCAAATCCACGGCCGTCAACACGGAACATCTTTCGAACCAGGGCCTTCATCTCAGCGTCCGACCCGGTCACGTCTAGGCGGAGAGTCTGCGCTGCGCTTGCGGCAGTAGCCTTGGCAACACCCCTAGCCTCCAACGCAGCAGCCATCGACGGAATCTGTCGCTTGGTCAGCGTCTGTAGCTGCTTCTTCAGGGCGGGAGTCTGCTTGGTGATACCGCGCTGGAAACCCTGGATTACCATCCGGCCGTTAGGCGTAAGGATCTTCTTATCCAGAGGGGCGGGACCCTTCCAGCTAGTCAGCTTGGACGTAAGTCCCCCAAGCGTCGACTTGACAGAACCGAACATGCTCTTAATGCCGTTGACGAATCCAGAGATCAGAGACTTACCGGCGCCTAGCAGGACACCACCCAGCGAACCGAGCGCCCCCTTGGCCTTACCGGGCAGACCCTTAAGCCACCCGATAGCGTCGCTGATACCAGACTTGGTGGCAGAGACCAGCTTGGACCCCGCCGACTTAGCGGCAGACCAAACCTTTCCAGCGAGCGGGGCAAGCGCGCTGAGAACCTGACCAGGCAGCTTCGTGAAGATGCTGAGCACGAACTTAGCCATACCCGAAACAGCCTGCTTGGCATACCCGAGCGCACCACTGAAGTCACCATGCAACAGCGCGGCAATTGCCTTGAACGCTGGCACCACAACCGAAGTGATGTACTTGGCAAGGTAGTTGGCCAGGATCGTTGCAAGCTTCGCAACTAGCGTGATGATCGGGGTGAGGATCGGCACCAGGGCCTGAACGATCAGACCGAGCGCGTTGAACAGCGGAACCAGGGCCTGAAGGATCGGCGTAAGCGCGGGCAGCAAAGCCACCACAAGCTGACTGATCGGAGGCAACAGAGGCATGACCGCCTGCACCAACGCTAGGAACGCCTGAACCAGGGCAGCGAGCACAGGGCCCAGCGCTGCAATGATCGGCATTAGAGCCTGACCTAGCTGAACGATGATCGGCCCTAGGGCAGTCAGTAGCTGACTGAGGATTGGACCAGCAACCTTCAGCATCTGGCCCATTAGCTGACCCAGCACAGGGAGGAGAGTGCCAATCACGGTGCCTAGTCCATCGAACACACCCGCCGCCGCACCTATACCACCAGCCAGACCATTCAAGAACCCAGCCAGCGCGTCACCAACCGTGGTGAACAGTGCACCCAGCGACTCGACCAAGGGCTGAGCTTGCTGCATCACAGGAACCAGGCCACTGACCAGGCCGTTAACCAGCCCACCAATACCCTGAACTAGCGGTTTGATCATCGGGGCAGCAGCCTTGAACAACTGCCCAAGCTGAGGCGCAATGTCGTTGAAGATGCCCTGAATCTGCGTCGCTGCCTGCTCCATGGGCTTGACCATGGGCTGAACCAGCTTGGTCATCGTCTTAGTGACGTTGTCCTTGAGCTTGGTAAAGGCAGCCTGCACGCCCTTGTTCTCCGCAGCAATCTTGGCACCTAGGCCAACTACGGCCAGCGGTACAGCAGCAAGCGCACCAGCGGCACCAACGGCGCCCACACTCATTACGGCGAATGCCTTGCCCAGGTTGGCAGCCGTAGTCAGTCCAGCCCTACCGGCGCCAACAATGCCCCTGCGCATGGTCGATGCGGCGCCTGAACCAAGCTCGCGCATAACCGAGCCGATACCGCCCAGCGCATCACGCATTCGCTGACCATTGGTCATCATGGCGTGCGTCGAGGACAAGACACGCCCGTCAACACTCCGCCAGTTCCCGTCAGTGTCGCGCGTCATGCCCGAGGTAGTGGCACCAATGGATCGGATAGCAGCGTTCGCACGGCGCGCACCTGCCTGCACCCTGTCAGTGTCGATGCCAAGCTGAACGGTTAGTGATGCCAGCGTGGCCACCAGACCCCCTTTCTGCCCGTAGTCACCTACGAACTTTCGTATGTGCGAACAGAGCCGCCCAAAGCAGCGTTTGCCTTCAGTACCTCTTGCCAGATCTCTTGCGGCGTCTTCACGCGCTGATACCACACGGGTACAAAATCCTTGGCCTTGAGCTTGGCGCCGTTCGCGTTCGCCACAGTTGCAGCGATGATGGAAGCGCTAATGTCCGTACGCTGGTTCGCGTCGAGGGGACCGGTCACCCGCTCGTACGCCATCCACTCAGTGAGTTCTCTGGACGACATACGAGCGAGCAACTCGGCCACGGGCATACCCAGATGGCCAGCAAGACGGAAGTAAAACTGCCGCTCTGGACGGCCTACTAGTTTCCCGTCAGTTCCTCAACGTCGTCATCCGTCAGACCGGAAAGACGAGAGGCTACCTCGACCACGCGAGTAAGGGCCTGGGCACTCTTTTCGCCGAGTCGCTTGACCTCAGCGTCAGAGCGAAACAGCCGCTTGCCGTTCGCGTCGACCAGGCAGAACGCAGCGAGGCGCGCGCGATACTTGTCAAGGGCCTTGTCCTTGGCAACGGCAGACATGTTGTCATTCATGAGGGAGGCCTCAAACCGGTCCCGGTCCGTGCCGTTCATGCCCTGAACGAGAACCGTACCGCCCCACTCCGGGACGTCGACAGGCTCACGCTGAAGATCGTCAGCGTTCAGGATGTCGTCAGCGGATAGGTACATGTGGTTACGCTCCTGCGGTTACGGTCGGCTTGCCCGACACCTTGAACTTCAGCTCAGCAGACAGCTTGTCGTCTACCGGCGCTTCCTGCGAGAACTCAGTGAGAATCAGCGCTAGGTCCCACTCCCCCAGAGCCTGGGGAAAGACCAGCTTGTAGTTACGTGGCTTGACGTCTTCAAAGTCCTGTATGAGCACGTCGTGAACGGACGGGTCATAGTTCACCGTGATGGTGACCTCCCCCGCATCCTTCAGGCCACCAATGAACTCGCGCCACCCGTTCGCCGAGTCGTGCGCGGTAACGTCGTAGGTGTCCCGCTTAATCTCGGGGCCCTTGACATCCGACACCCTGCCGATGGCCGTGAAAGCCTCAGTCGGGGTGACACCATCACCACGCTTCAGCGCAATGCCGAACGCATCGATACCAGACACTCAGTTACTCCTTAGTCATGTGGACCCGGTATTCCGCGTTCAGGTGCTTAACGCGCGGGTCAGGGTCGGGGATTGTCTGATGCTGGGCATGTTTGATGTACACCTGTGAGAACCCAGCAACAGTCAGCGGCACGCGATCTAGGGCAGCGTCAACAGCAGAGAACATGTCGTAGATCTCGCTGGACCCCGGGGCCATCGACCAAACGTGAATTGTCACGGAGGAGCTAAGACCCTGCGCGTCATGAGTGTCATCAGCCAATTCGAGAATGTTCCCGATTGTGACGAACGGGTAAGGGGCAGGCTCGGGCACCTTGTCATAAACCCTGCCAGCGAGCGACGGGGCCCCATTGAGCTTGGCGAAAATCGCCGACTGTAGCGGACGCAGTCCAGTAGCCAAGGGTCACCACCTGCCAAAGAATCGGGGTGCCGCACGCTGCAAAGCGCGCTCACCGGTACGTGCATGGATCTGAGCGGCGGGCCCCAAGAACGGCTGATCGTTCATCTTGCTAGTGCCCTTTTCGACGTAGTACGCGTACTCGCGCACCTTGCCAGGCTGGATCTGCACCCAAGCCTTACCGCTACTGCTGTTCACCTTGGTCTCAATGGAATCCCGCAGCGCACCCGTGTTCACAGGCGCAAGATCCTTGGCCGTCTTCTGTAGATCCTCGGCCCACTGCTCAAGCGCTTCCGCTCGCAGGCTGTTAGCCCTGCGGGGAAGTTGCGCAATACGAGCAAGGGCCGTACGCAAACCGCGCAGACCATCCCCCGCCATTACTGACCAGCCTGACGGAAGAGACAGCTAGCAGCGAGGTACGTGCCTGGCATGCTCGGCTCGCTGACACTCAACACGAGAAACTCGTCAGACCCACGGTGCAGGCGGTCACCGCGCTGTACGTCAGTGCCGGGAATCAGGTAGACCGTGTGCGTCTGGCTCTCGCCGCTCTGCCCACCTAGGACACGCTCAATGGCGGTCGACTGAGCAAAGCGAGCGGGCACCGTGGCAACGTTCGTCCACACGGTAGTGAAACCGCCCATGCCATCCGAGGTACGCACGTCCCGGTACACGTCAGCGGACGCATTCAACATGCGCGCAATAC